CGTTGAAGCAACTGCGGCTAAGTGAGGTAGGTTATGGGAAAGACGAAAGTATATGGCTTTGGCGGCGGCGTGGCTGGCACCACTGAAATCGACGACAACCTTGACGGCTCGGTGCTGATTGAGTCTGCCGATGGCAAAGATTACATTGAGATTGACACTACCGACTCAGCTGAAAGGGTAATTTTAGGAGCCGGTGGTGCAAATGTTCACATTGGCTCACCTACCGTCTCTCGTACTCTTAGTGTTGGTGGTGAATTCCGTGTTGAGGCTGATGGCACCAATGATTTTTTTCAGGTAACCAATTTAGGCGGGGCAGGCTCAAACGGAATTCTTGGAATCTCGCAGGGTGATATTGCGTTTAGGCTAAAAAGCTCCGGCGCCAACTTTGGGATTGCAAACGACAGCGCTACTCATTTTGCCGTGTTTCAAGATGGGAAAATTGCAACCGGCGGCGAGACTACGCCTATCTGCCGAGTAAATGGGATTCATATAACCGACAGCAACACTGGACAAACCGCCAACAGCCACGCTGATTTGTTTGTTGTTGAATCCACAACCCATCCAGGCATTTCACTTCTTGGCTCGAATTCGTCTCGTAACACAATTGCATTTGGAGATCCGCAAAACTCAGTCGCAGGAGAATTGCGCTATACTCACGGAGGTGGGTCCAATGCCGATATGTTTTTTTTGTTGATGCAGAGTTCAGTTGCGTTAAATGTAGATCATGACTTTAAGCTAGGCGTAAATCACGAGTGTGCTGATAGCAGCGCTCAGCTTACTGTTAAAGGCAACCTGACAGCAGATTTGAGCGGGACTTTTACTGCCACAAATGGCGACGCTACGCTGAGTTCAGGTAGCAGCACTGCCTTTACCACTGAGCTTGTGCCAGGTTCTGCAATTGAGATCTTTGAAAGCGGCACAAGCCGTGGAGTTTTCACGGTTAGCTCCATTACAAGCGCAACGGAGCTTGAGCTAGACAGCACTGTGTCCGGTTTGTCGTCTAGTCCCAAGACGGGAATGACGGGTAAAACTGATGCTGGCCTCTTCGACATTCAAACCGGAGACAGCCAAACAGCATTGAAAATACCAAAACCGGGTCGATTTGAAGTTCTTCAAGTAAGCTCGTTAAAATATACAAACCTCATTATTGGTGATTCAACAACAGGCGAAGACCTGACCACCGGTTTTCAAAATATTTTTATTGGATGCGGTGCCGGAAAAGAAAACACTCTTAATGCTGGAATTATTGCGATTGGCCATGAAGCTGGGTCATACGGCATCAGCTCTGACGGGGGCGTCTACATCGGTTTCAGAAATCGGGGAGCAAGCGGCGGCAAAACAGTCGCAGTTGGCCGAGACGCTGGTTCAGAAAGCGGTGGTCAGCTGTCTGTGTGCGTAGGTTTTCGCGCAGGACGAGTTAGCGCAGCTGGGCATAGCGCGTATTTTGGGCAGTACAGTACTATGCTCGGCGCGAACACACGGCCAGCTTCAAACAATGACGAAAACTCAATTGCAATAGGATACGACGTCACCGGTCACGGAGCAAATACAGCTGTGATTGGAAACTCAAGCATTACGCAGATCGATCCTAGCTCAGACCGCGGATGCAATTTAGGACAAGTCAGCTATGAGTTTGATGCTGTTCACTGTGTTTCAGTCACCGAAGTTTCAGATGAGCGACTGAAAGAGCAGATTGAAGACACAACACTCGGCGTTGACTTTATCAAACGCTTGAGGCCAGTGAGTTACAAGTTTAAAGACCGAGCAGCTGAGTATGAAGCCGGGACTCAAACCGTGCGAAACGAAAACGGCGAAGAGGTTGAAGAGCCTGTTCAAATTCTTAAGCAACCGGCGCTTACGCACACAAGAAAGCATCAGGGGCTTATTGCTCAAGAGGTCAAGCAGGTTCTCGACGATATCGGAATGGATTCGTCTGACTTTGGCGGATATGTCGACGGAAACATTTCTGGCAACGGCGACCGGTACGCGCTCCGATACCAGCAATTCATTTCACCACTTATTAAAGCCGTTCAAGAGCTAACGGCGCGAATCGAGGTATTAGAAAATGGCGACTAAAACACTGCACACCGTGCAAGTAACTATCACGAAATCAATTGCAGAAGGCAGCGTAACCGCATCATGCCAAGCGATTGCAACACTTCCCGAGGTGGATAACACGCGATTTGGCGTAAACCTACCGCTAGAGGGTGACGGCGTTACATCGCTGATTGACAGCGCAATTGATGCGCTTAAAGCCAAGATGTCTGAAGGCGGTCACACTGTCGAAGAAGCAACGGCGAGCGAGGGCTGACGTGGACCCTGAATCGGCACTCGGCGGGGGCGTTGTTGCAGCAATCGTTGTTGGGATGCGCCTAGCCGAACGATTCAGCGACAAACGAAACCCGAAGCACAACGGTAACGGGTTAGCTAGCAAGCTAGCAGTTAACGAAGAAAAGCTAGAAGCGTTAAGTGACAGAGTTGACGATGTAAGCGACAAGACGCGTGAAGCATTAAGCAACACTTATGAGATTATCCGAAGAATGGATATTCGAGACGCGGTTGAAAAAGACAGGAGAGAGCGTGATGATTCGAGGCAAGACTAATGGACTCAAGTCGAGTGAGTTCTTAATGACTCTCCTGGGGATGGTCGGAGGCTGCCTCTGTGCAATCTTCTCCGACTCCCAATGGGCTCAAGTCGGTGGACCTATCCTTGCTGCCGTGTGTGGCGCTAGCTACTCTCAGTCCAGAGCCACAGTTAAGCGAGCCCTCGCCAGTGCGGAGGCTGTGTCACAGGTAAAAAAGTCGCCGGAGGCATAAGGGATGCCGTTAAGTCGAGGGACACGTCTAACGGTGCTTTTGATCTCGGCTTACGTGTTCTTGGGTCTGGCGCTTCTGAAGTACGCGCCGAGGCCTTTGCGGAGATTAGCGGAGAGATTACTAACGGACTAAGTGCGTTCGTTGATGCGGGCGTAGAGATTAATGAGTCGCTAGATTGGCAGACAACAGCGGGTCTGAAATGGAGGTTCTAATGTTGCCACCAATCCTGGCGCGAAAGAAAGCGCTAGGGTACCCGGTCTTTGACGGCCAATACGATCTCAATATAGTCGGCATTCGCAAAGCAAACGGTATCCCAAATCAATTCGACGATATGGTTTCTTGCACGTATCGCAAGGACGGGCAGTGGGTTGCCCATTACTGGGCAGCTACTACGGACCCAGGCCAGTACTACCTATTAAATCCTCTACAAATTAAGGGGACGGCAATCCTGTGCCCAGGGCATTACCCTGGAGTGTGGGAGATTGGCCTGCATGCTGGAAAATATGAGGCATTGTGTCAGCGAGGCGGGGAAGTAAGTGTCTGGCGGGATGCGGACAGAGACGCACAGTTAGACAAAGGCGGGAAAGTAGACACCGGGTTCTTTGGTATCAACCTGCACAAAGCAGGTGAGCGCAGCACAAGAGTTGACCGATGGTCAGCAGGTTGCCAAGTGCTCGCAAATCAGTCAGACTTTGAAGAGATGATGCGACTTGCGAGACTACAGATTGCAACAAACGGCTACGAGTCATTTAGCTACACGTTGTTGGAGGAATGGTGATGCGACCAGCGAGAGGTAAGGCCAAAGTAAAAAAGGTGGGGAAAAGAAAGGTCAGCTTTGGGCAAGCCGGCCCGGCGAAAGACGGAGGTCCGCGCGTAAAGCCTGGCACTTCAAAGGGCGATAGCTACTGCGCTCGCTCCCTCGGTATCAAGAAACGCCTGTCCAAGAAAAAGCAAAACGACCCCAACAGTCCAAACAACTTGTCTCGAAAGCGGTGGAAGTGTTCGGGTGCAAGGTCTCGGAGGAAGTGACGTGGCGGCAAACACCAAGAAGATTAAGAAGGTGATTAAGGGGCTAAACAAAGCCTCAAAGTCACACGCTGCACAGGCAAAAACTCTGAAGTCTGCAATCAGCAAGAAGCCTGTCAGAAGAAAGGCTAAGCGATGACAAAGAAGGTGAAAAAAAAATCATCGGGCGGCGGCTCTGACGAGGCGTTTATCCGCAAGAAGGCAGCCGAGTCCGGCCACTCTCCTGCGACATTGCGCAAGGTTCTTAAGCGCGGCAGGGCTGCGTATCTTAGCTCTGGAAGCAAGTCAGCCTCCATGGCAGCTTGGTCTCGCGGGCGGGTAAACAGCTTTGTTCGCGGCTCTAAAAAGCACGACACAGACTTACGACGTGGCGGGAAAAGCGATGGCAGCAAAAAAACGTAAACGGACTCAACCATACAAGCACGGGGTGCCGGCCAAGTATGTTGCAGGGGCTAAGAATCCAAGGGCCGCTGCGGCTGAGATGAAGAGCACGGCAGCCAAGTACAAGCGCGGCGAAAAGATTGACATCAAAGCCGTGGAGCGCGCTCGCGCTGCTAGCAAGAAGCGCAGGAAGAAAAAGGCGTGAGCTTTCTGGTTGCAAACCTGCCGCTGGAGCCTGTCTTTGTTCGCAAGGAATTCCTGTACAACAACAAGAAGGGGCACGGTGAGTTTATCCGTGGGTACTGGGTGTCTGTAAAGGCCCAGAAGCACCGAGCGCTTTTGTTCGAAACCTTGCTTGAGGACGGCAGCCTGTACGACAAGCTCCCTATTGAGGCCTTTGTTCACAAGACTGACGCATCAGTAAAATACAAGCAGTCAGACCTGGCGCTGTGGGACATGGATGGCTGGCACATTACAACAATCGTCAAAGACTCACTTCGGCATCTGGACGCACGGGTGCGTATTGGCAACGACCTTGTCGGCGGTACGTATGTCTGCACAGTGGACCAGGCAGACGCCGATGGTCAGCTGCTTACAACGTGCGCCAGCATCCCGAAGGAGCACAAGTCGCAGAACGTGATTGCCTTGGACAACGGGCAGTATTGCTCTATGCCAAACAACAGGATTCTGTGGGTGGAGCAGTCGCTAACAAAGGTCGTTGGCCCTCCGGATTGGGAGGCCTGCGATGAGATATACTTTTCAAATACGTTAAGGAATTACAGAGATGATGAAAAATGGTGGTATGAAGGGGATGGCAAAGAAGAAGGTGGCGCGCAAGGTGAAGAAGCGCACCGAAAAGAAGAAGATGCCAAACAAGAAGAAGGCACCGCCTAAGCGCATGGGTTACTGAAGCTTGGTTCCTGGGGGGATAATATGATCGGCCTGTACTTCATGTGTGGAGCCTACCTTTGCGCGCTCGTCTAGGTAGCTGGTTAGGGTAATCTCCACCCTTGGATTATCGACGTCCCGATGCCTCTCCGACACGACGCGTCGAACCCAATAATCGTTTGAAATTACTCCAGATTTCTCTAAGATGTCGAGTGGGGCGGCTGCGAGGTTGTCCGTGTCAATCTTTTGTCTCGGCCCAAGATATGACTGGACGTTGATGGCAAGCTCAATCCCGCTATCAATTGCCTCGCGGTCGCCCCACTGCTCAGCTATCTGACTCTGAGCTTCCTTCTTCCATGCTAAAACCTTTTTCGAGGAGACGATGAAGGGCCGCCCGTCCTTGGTTTTCACAATCCGTTTCTGGTTCTTCTGCGACACTGGGTTTCCGAAGATAACGAGTCTTATTGGCTCCACCACCATCCCCTAGTAGCTTGTGGGCAAGCGGCATACCTGCCTCGATTAGCTGCACAATGGGTGCGCTGTAGCCGATGTTATCCCTCTCGTGGATCCCAGGCAAATACTCTATCGAAGACTCTTTGACCCCGCTCTCAAGCAGCGTCTTGTAGATCTTCTCAAAGTCCTTGCGCGTGAACGTGTTGAACTTGTCCTCAGGCAGACGGCACAACTCAATCCACCCACCCATGTTTCGAATGGTGGCGGTGATGACCGGGTCGTCAAAATTTACTGAGACGTAGGCCCCGTGAGTGGAGATACTCTTGCGTACGCACTCGAAGGCCATCATCGCCCTCGCGTCAGGGCTCAGGACGCCCGCTGAGCGACGAATGGCGCCCGGCTTGGGCATCCACTCATCCTCTTGCAAACACTTCTTAGCGCCCTGCTTGAAGTCTTCTAGCGGCATGTCCTCCAGGGCCATCCAGTACGCCTCAAGAATGGCCTCGTCTAGCTCCTTGCCGAAGGCAGTACACATCGCTGTCATGACCGAGGCAAACTCGGGCTTGTCGTCACTCGTCATCAGCTGCCCACTTTGTTTTAGGTCTCTTTAAACCCATCTTTTTGCTGATGACGGGGTCGTTGTAGAACAGCCTGAGGTAAGGCAGGCTATGAGAAACCAGACTGTTGGCACCGTTGACCACATCGTCAAGCCGATCCGCCTCGACATCCTTCCTAATATCTTCAACAACGTTGAGGCAGTGGCCTCGCTCACTTGCCAATCTCTCAAACAGCTCCGCCTTCTTCAATTTGCGTAGCTCTTTAAGAATGTTCTTCTTCTCCTGGCTATCCATCACGCTTCCCTCCATCCCAGTCATACTTAGGCACCCCGTTTCTTAATTTCTGCAAAAGCTCATCCGCCTCCCGAAGAGATAGGGCGACATCACCCCGCAAGTGCTCAAGGTCCTTTTTAAACGCAGCCAGGCCACGAACAACCGACTCCAGCTCGTTGATAACATCATCGTTCTCCATCACGTTTCCTTCCCTGCCCACGCCTGGGCAGCTCTAATAGTTTTGCTGGTCTTCTGTGCCAGCACTGGACCCTCTTGCTGAGCTAGCTCAATGAAGGATTGAACCTTCGAGCCATCCCGAACAATCAACTCCAGAGTGTTGTACTTCCTGCCGTTGTCGTTCTCGCCCATATGGAACGGTGAACGATGGCAGCCATCAATCGCCAGCTTCAGGTCATCAACAGAATAACCCTCCGCCAACCTCGCCTTGATCTTGCCCCACTCCTTCTGCTTAGAGTGTGGGGTCTTGTGTGCTCGTGGGTGATACCCACGGTAGTGAGCAAAGACTTCCAGAACATCAGGGGATTGAACAACCTGTAACGCGTTAGCTGGCGTTACGTCACGCGTTACTAACGCGTTACCCTTCTTCTCTCTATACCGCCTCTGCCTATCTCGGTTCTGCTCTCGCAATTTTGCAGCCTTGAGTAGCTCATTGTGTTCTTGCCAGTCGTTGATAGCAAAGCCGTCACTGCTCCTGACGACCCAGCCCTCATTGACCAGAACGTTTACCCACTCGCGCTCGTCATCAACCCAGCCGCTAAACTCAGCAAGGTCAACCTCATCCCACCCGTCAAGCTCACCGGTCGGCTTGTGCCGCAGCACCGACAGCCAGAGAGTAACCAGATGTCCACGAACTTGGGCTTCAATCACACTCAAGGACCGCGCAGTCCTTCGCACCTTCCTGTGGTCCAGGAACGTGTCATGCAATTTTATCCACATTTGTTTCCCCCGAAAAAAGAGGGCGGGCCACGAGCGAGGGAGGAAACGCGACTAACCGAACCTCGCTCAAGTGACCCACCCAAACGATTGTCAAAAGGGGACGTCGTCCCCGGCAGGTGCAGCGGGTGCGACAGGAGCAACACGCGCAGGGAAACTGGCTGGAGCACCAGTCTCCTCCTTTGGCAGGAACTCGTCAAGCTCCAGGTATCCGCGAGAGTCTTTTGCAAACTCAGCGCGCCCCTGCATGCCCACTAACTGATGCACGTCCGGAGAATTCTTTGGGTCAAAGCCAGCCGACTCCGCAAACTTGCGAATCTTCCACATCGTCTTTGGGCTGTAGGCAATGCGTTCGTAGACAGGCACGCTGCGGTCGCTGACTAGCACGGCAAGCTTTAGCTCAAGACCAAAGTTGCCAGAGCGAAATTTTTTCTCTACGGCCTCCTCAATCATGTACGCATAGGTGCCTGGCTGCACTCGGCCGCCGCCTTTTTCTGGGATGTCATGTGGGTTGTAACCTAAGGGCATGTCAGTCTTCCTTCTTGGCCAGAAGCCAGTTTAAGAGTTGGGTAAGCTTGTTCTTGCCAAGCTTCCGGAAAGCATCAGGCGTCGGGTCGGTGCCCAGCCTTCTGATGACAACTGAACGAGCGTCTGGGGTGACCTGGTTCAGCAAGTCCATGACCTGAGAGATCATGGGGGTGAGCACATCTGCGTTGAGGTGAGCTTGGTACTCATCCCAGCTAAACAGAATTCTGCTCGGCATCTCGAAGCCAGCACGACACTTGGTCTGACGGCCCGAGCCTTCATCGTAAACGAGCCACCGCTCGGTGCCCAGCGAGGTGAGCTTGTGCTTTGTCTCGCCGTCACGCTTGATAGCTCTCTCATCCTTGCATGCGTGCCCGACCTGGTCAGCCCAGCTACAGATGAGTTGCCATGTTTGCTTCTCCATCTCGCCAGCAAACGCGTAGTAGTCAGCACCAAGGGCGTTCGCACACTTGATCATGCCGGTGTGGCACAGCATCAGTATCCCGATGCCCTGCTGCCATGCCCTGTCGAGAGCATCGATGAGACGGCGAAACTCAACAGCTGTGGTGCGGGCACCTTGCGCAAACGCATTGTAGCCAGCCTGGCCTCGCTGTGATGTCCAGATACCGTCGAAGTCTCGCTTGCACACGTGCTCGGAAGCTAGCTGGTGAGCTGCCGTAACCGTGTCGATGGCGATCCAGTCAACAGACTCAGGGTTGCTTGCCACTTCGACAGCATGCAACACCTCCTCCCAGCTCTCACACTTGCCCTCGGTGGGCAGCCGCCGAACAGGCAGGGCGTCTGCACCCTGCTCGCAGGCAATGATAACGACGTTAGGTGCGTTAGCCGCAAAGGTGGTTTTACCTACACCGGGGTCACCGATGATGGCCTTGCGTGGCCGCCGCTTAATCGCAACAGCTTTCTGGTCCAAGGAAAATCTTGTCATAACTCCTCCAGTTCTGAGTGGGCCGGTTTGTGCCGGTATGCATCTGACGTGCTGAGGTCATCTTGCCCTGCGCAGACAGGGAAGTAGGGGCAAGCGCCCCATGCAGACATGCACGCGTTTGGGTTTCGAGGCAGGTCGTACGCCAGCGGTGCGTTTTGAATCTGCTTCTCAAGCAGGAACAGCTCGTCCTGCCTGCGCTCTACCTCGTCGTGGGTGATAAGGATTTCTCGCCACATGTACCGTGACGGGTCGTTCGTGTATTCCTTTAGGATACGTGCTCGGTACTGGGCAAACGTCTCAGTGACACTCGCCTTGCGTGACTCAAATTGAAACTTGGTCTCAGTCTTTCGCCGCGCAACTCGCTTGGTCATTGACGGCTTGGATTTTGTTTTGCGAATGACGTCGTAAACAAATCGCGGGCGCCTGCTCAGGTTGTACTTGCGCTGCGCTGCGTCCAGGTACATGACGACCTGTGTGTCAAACACAAGCTTTGACCAGAACAGGGACATTGGGTCCTCAATGTCACGAGATCCGCTAGTCTTATGGTCAACAACGAAAACCTCACCGTCCGCCTTGCGTCGGATAACCAGGTCAAACTTGCCGGCACGCTGCGAGTGCAAGTCCATCTGCTGCACGTGCAGCGTTTCGCGCCACTCCTCCTCAACGCCCAGCACCTCGTAGTCGCCTACCATTGGAGATCGCTCCTTGATGTACCCGTAGAGGTATGCTGCGACCTTGGCCTGCTCGACCTCGCCCCGCTTGCTAGACCAGAACGCGGGGCTCTCTCTGTAATACTCGTCAACAGCCAGGAACATGTCAGTCGCCGTGTCGCCGAGCCAGAAGCGCTCGATGCCAATATGCACAGCTGTGCCGACAAGCAAGGCCTCTTGCGGTAGGGTGGACTCGAACTCCTCCAGGTACCTGTACTGGTACCGGCGAGGACACTTCGAGTAAGTGTTTAGACTTGATGCAGTTACTATGTTCATCGCGTTTCCTTATGTTGCACAGATTGTGCAGCATTGGTATGACAGTTTTTATGGATCCTGTACGAGAATTGCAAGAATGTGTTGATGAAAGATTGCGAGAAGGCTGGACGAAGAAAAAGGTCGCCTCTTCAATGCAGATGTCAGCCGGACAGCTGCAACACCTTACGACAGGCAGGAGGCCGCCCACTCTGTTCCAAGCGGTGATGATTGAAAGGGAGTTTGGAATTCCTCCATCTAGCTGGCTGGATGAGGGGCCGACTTTTTAGGCTTGCGACGAATCTCTATGTCCGGGCCCCATTTCGTACGGAGCCTGCGGTCTTGTTCTTCCGTTGTCATTGGCCAGCGAGTCCGGGCGAGCATCCACTTGTCGTCACCGGGCAGGCGGAACTCACAGTTTTGAATAGCTACGTCGCTCACTTCCACCCCGTACGCTCGTTGATGAACTCAGCCAGCACCCGCGCATCCTCGTAGCCAATACCCATCTTCTCAGCAACGTAGCTCGGGTAAACCTTTTGACTGACGATGACGGACACGCCACCGCTGCCCCCGTTCTTCATCCAGCTAAGCAAGAAGAGGTCCACCCTTACCTTGCCTTTAACCCGGCACGGAGCCCAGCCGTAGATAATGTCATAGTTTGCCCCGTTGCCGGGCTGAAGTTGTTCTCTCGTCATCATAGCTCAATCCACAATCTCTTACTCATCCTCAAGTACAGGTGGGGCATTGCCTGAGAGCAAAGTTTTGAAGTCCCTCGAAGGGCATTGATCAGGCAATTGCGAGGCTCAAGATACCAAAGTTCCTCTGCCCCATAAGTTAATCTAAAATTTCCCACTCATCCTCACCGATACTCACGTCGAGCACTTGATGAGTCTGCATGGGTTTAGGTTTTTTCTTCGCCTCAACTAGCTGCGCCCCCATGGCAACAGCCAACTCCACGTCACCCTCTAGGATGATCTTTATTGTTGGCGCAGCTTCCAGGTAATCGTTAACGCGGGCTCGGTTGAGTCGCTCACCGGCAAGCTCGAAAGCGTACATGATAGGCTCGTTGTCGAGCAGTCTCTCCAGGGCAAGCTGCACAATGCCGCTGTGACTCAAGCCAAGCCTGCTCGCTGACTTGAGCATGCGATCGTGAAGCTTGCCCGGTATGTCTACCTTGACCGCCTTGAACCCACGACCCTTGCGCACCTTGGCAGGCGTCTTGGGTAGCGGGTCTTTCGTGTAGTCCTTGGCCTCGAACAGCCAGCCAGCAATGCGCTGCGCCTCTCGCTCGTCCGGAACCTGTGCACCTTGAAGGATGTAGTGAAAGCGGTTGGGTCCGATGCCGCACTGGCGCGCAGCATCAGCCCACTCCACTTGGCGTTGCTTGACGACAAACGTCAGCTTCTTGCCAATTGCTTTGGCGAGAGGGTTAGCGTCGGTCGGTAAAGCGTGCTTGCTCATGCAATTCCTCCTTGAGCTTGCGCCACTGCTCGTCGTTTATCTGTACGCGTAACTTGTCTGCGCGATCTCTCCGCAGATCTGCGATGTAGACAACAAGCCATCTGACGCAGAATGCGACAAACAATGTGTAGGCTGCCCAGAAAACGTAGGCCACTGCGCTAGTGCTCATCCATTTGCTCCAACATCCTGCTTGCAGTCTGCCCACCGTACGACATCGCCTCGCCCACAACCTGCATGAGGTCGGTGGGGCTTGGGCAAGCAGCACCGAGGGCGCTGAACGTGTAGTTCAAAACGTGTGTAAAGAACTCAGCAGGGCACATGCCACTTTGCTGACACAGCTCAGTAAGCGCGTTCATCTCAGCAAAAACAAAGTCAACGTCTACGCCCTTAGGTTTTTGTTTCGTCATCCTTGGCCTCCTCGATAGCCAGGTCAAACTGCCTGGCGCAAAAGTTCCATGTTAGCATGAACAAGAGAGTGGCTGCTGCCCTCTCGCCGTTCGTGTTGAAGCCCTCTATTGCTTTATGCAACTGCTCCTGCGTCTCATACGTCGCAGCAAGGTTGGTCTTTACGATTGGGTTATCCATCACGCGTCTCCCCTTAGTTCCTCAATCTCAGATTGCATTTGCCTCATTTGTGAACAAAGGCTTCGATTTCGGAACAACAGTTCGTCGATCTTTTGTCGTCTTGCGAACCTGGCATCCTTGTCCAGCAGGGGTTTAACCCAGTCGGTCTGCCTGCCCGCTCTCTCCTGTGAGAACGCCGCAAACATCAGGGCCCTCGCCAGTCGGTTGGCCTGCACATCCTTGTCGTGCGATGCCTCCTCCTGGTAGAGCTGCTTCTTTATCAGCTTGTAGATTAGCGACTGCCCGCCAATGGCATTGAGCGCCGCGTTCCCGCAATTGTTGATGACGTACTCGGCAATGTCTCCTTCGTGTACGTGCTCGTCGAGGTACTCTCGCCAGTCATTCTTGAGCTGGTTGATTTCCTCCAGCTTGTCCTTGAGCTGGTCCACAGCGCTGTCAGCGAGGTCCTTGGCCTCATCCGCTCTGCTGCTAGCCTCTTCCATCTCATCAATCACATCACTTAAATCCATGTCGCGTCTCCTCACTGTAGGATATTCAGCCCTACCCGTTTTTTGCTTGGCCCGTGTGCGTAAATCCACGGGCTCGCCTTAACTCCACGCGGGGCACCGTGGCAAGCGCCACAGTCCTCGCAGCTCTTATGTGTGTCTAGTGCCGGATCGCTCGGACACTGGAACCCACGCTCAGGGGCATCGGCACCCAGCGGACGAACCTCGAAGGTACGCCAGCCCTGTGACTGTGCCCGCTCTCGCTCTTCCTCGCTGTCAGCCGACGCCATGCACAGCTGCTTCAGTCTCTTGTCAACGCCAGGCCAGTCCCACTGGTGGGTGTAGCCTGTCCTGTGTCGGTCCTTGGCTGGCTTGATAAGCTTCCACACACCGAAGGGCACAGCCGCTGGGTCACCGTATGACCCTAGTCTGACATGCCTGCTGCGAATTGTTCTGACGTGCTCGACGGTAGCGTGGGCGTAGCCGCCACGCTTGTAGCACGACCACACTGTGATGGGCGTGCGCATGTTTACATAGCACGTCCGCAGTGTCTTGGTTGAACCGTCCGGCTCAAGATGCTCTCGCATCCTGTGTGGACACTCGCCACATATTGACACATCGTCGCCGCTACGAACGGCATACTTGGGGTGTATGTCCTTGCGAAGGATCCATGTCTGAACCATGTCTGCCGTTTTCGCATTCTTGCTGGGCTTCTTAAGGCCCGTGGCAATAACGACGATCGGCGCACCGTCAATCAGACTTGGGCCCTCGTAGAGGATGACCCCGTTCTTGTTGATGTTTCGCGCTTCCAATTGCATCTCCTACTCTTGAGCTTTGATTGACTCCTGTAATCCCGTGGGTAGCGGATCAACGCCACCTGTTTTGCCACCAGGCTTGCGCTTGCCCACATGTCTGCGGGCATTAGTTTTGCCTATGCACAGGTTGCAATATGCCTTGCCTCCAAGGTCATACTTCACTGACCGCGTCTCACCGCAGTCAGAGCACACCCTGTTCATCTTGTGCCAGTTCCACACCAGCTTGTATCTCTCAGCCATTTATCCTCCCATGTAGCCTGTCTTTAGGCCGTCACAGGGACACCCCCAGTCGGAGCATCCACACCTCATCGACTGCTCATCCTCCCAACACTCATCGCATAGGTCGGGATAGTCATCAGCCCCGCCATTACAGAAGGGCTTGCGCTCTTTGCATCCAGTACACAAGTAGGTACTGCACACTGGCTTGCAGTCGCACTTTGCGACGAAGTCGTCGTCGTCTGGGTCGATGTCCCATCCGTGGTCTTCAGTCATCACTGGCTCCTTCCTGTCTTGAGAATCGATTATGCACAGCAGGACCCCAGGCTTCAGCCTGTTTCACCTGGGCTCCCCGCCTTCGGACTGCAATCCGTCAACGTCGCGGCTAACTTGGCCCGTTGCAGCAGGCACGGTGGCCACCTATATTGCGATGGCAGAATTCACCCACGTCACTCAGCCCGTTATGGGCCTACGGTTCACTATGCGATTTGTTTTCGGCTGGTTGGAAACGTGTTGCGGCCCCCTTGCGAGGGCCGATCACATTATGCCACGAGGGCAAGAGCGTCATGGTCCCAGAAATATCTTTCGACAATCCGGTCCATGCTGTCTCTATTTGAGACCGAAACCGATGAGTGTGTTGCTAGGTTTGTAGCCTTGTTGTACACGTCCCACTTTTTGGTGCGACGATTTGCACGAGTCATGTCTGTAATTAGGCGAGTATGCTTCTGGGGCATACCCATCTCATTGAGGTCCTTGGCCGCCATCAAGATACGGTCGTTATCCCATACCTCTCGATTCCACATGTTGAACACAGGGGCAATCTTCTGGCTGTTCCTAGCCATTGACTCGAAGCTTTCAGCAAGCTCCTTGATGCTTAGCCCCCACGTGTGTTTGTGGCTGTAGGCACCAAGCTCATAGGGCATTGTCTGCCCGTTGAGGCAAGTCAACCGCTCACCCATAAGGCGTGCGGATGCCTTTCTCTTGCCGTACGAGTTCACAAGCTTAATCATCAGCTTGCTGAGGTCCACATCCCCCACTTGTCGGCTGTCGCCGTTCTCAGCGAGAAACGCACCGTCACGAACCTCAACGCTCTTCATAAAAGGAGCATCAAGGACAACGTTGACAGATTGACGCTTGCTGCCGTGGAAATCCACGTGCCAGTCAAACTCTTCACCACTGATGTCATAAATGGCATCAAGGGCCGCCCTCACAGCATCGCTATGGTGGAGCACTTTGAACCCGCTACTCACTACATCGATAACCTGCTGAGTGTCAGCCCAGATAAGAACGCGCTTATCGTCGCTCTCAATCATAGGCGTTGTTTCCAAGTAGGTACGAATCTCTTCGTTGCTCTTAGCCGCTTCCTCCACAGATTGCCGCAATGGCAGGCTGATGATTGGTCGGTTAAGCTCTGGGTACTTGTTACACTCTACTGCTGGTTTAATAATTTCTACTGCTGACATGGTCATCACGTTTCCTTCCCAGCCTGAATTGGCTGATTCATGGAACGGGCATGGTTTGGTTTTACTTCATCTTTGCCAATCGATCGGCAAAGAGTTCTGTCTCTTTCATTACGTATGAAAGATTCTTGTAGGTGCTTTTTCTGTCGCCGTTCCCGTACTCGTAATAACGGCGACCGTTCTTAAACTCAGCGGGGTAAAGGTCATGCAGGTGCATGCAGTCAAAGCCAAGGACCCAGTAAGCCTGGCCCTTGATCTCTGAGTGAAACAATCCACACTCTGGCTCATTTTGGTCGTGATGACCTTTGAGGTAGTCAGCGTATGTAATTCCTCCATGGGGACTCTCTACGTCCACATCGTCGTAATGAGCCAGATATGCCGGGTGTTGCTGCGGGACAGCAACATAGCCACACAGGCCCCCACCACCGTTACGATGAACAAATGCATGGAGACCTGATCGACTGATCCACTCTACCTTGTCTGGCTCGTTATTCCATGGGCCCTTGATGTTTCCGTACAAGACTTGACCGGCGTTATCGCCGCCCTTGAATGTAATTCTTCTCATATCGCGTCTCCCTTGGCCCATTCCACGAATCAGCCAACCCAGTCGCTGAGTTGGGTATCGAATCCAGTCGGTCTGGTTGTTACTTAAGGTTTAGGCCGTTATCAGGCCCTTGGTTTGAAGGTCGGTTACAATCAACAGATATTATCTGCCGAACGAAGCCTTCTGGTAGCGCTGTGTCCAGGTCCTTCTGACCTGTGGCTACCAGTTGGTCATTGCCCTGGCTTAGGTGAAACACCCGAGCCTTGGCATCCTTAGCGCGTACGTCAATATTGACGTACCCGTTAAAGAAGCAGGTTACATGGAAGAGCTGGTTTCCATCCGTGTCTTTAAAAATCCACTCTCGATTGATGTCGCCATCACGACCGATAGTGATTGTGGTTGTTGGTTCGTCCATCTTTGGATTTGGGTATGATGACATATCGCATTTCCTCCGACCGACTGGATTCAATACCCAGCCCAGCTATCCCCTGGGGCAGCTCACAGATTGTGCAACGATAGGTGTTACTTGGTGACTTTCTTCATCAAAGGATGACCTTCGGCATTGGTCTGTTTTGTGACTCTCCAGACCTCGCCGTTCTTGAGTTGTACTGTAGTCGGGAAGACCTTGGTCACCCGACTGCGGCGGTGTAGAAGTGAGATAGGGACTAGCTTAGACTTCCGAAGAAGCCTAGCCTGAGCGGTTTGACCGTGCCATGAAGACACAGGTCGTTTGTGCATGTAGGACATGTCGCGTTCCTGTTCTGTCACACAATCTATGAGCCAACCCAGGGGCCTGGGTTGGATTGCATGCGCTGTCCCTAAGTGTCACCGCAGCCGTGTCAGGAGGAGATATCCCCCGGTTAGCTTCTAACATACCTTCTGTCTCGTTTTCATCGCCCGTGTGGGTATTCATGCCACAAGAGGTCAACTTTCGAGCTTGACACGGTGCGCAAAGAGACGCACGCATGGGTTCTAGCTATCAAGATGGGGCAAACCACGACCCATCACACGTGAACCCGTGAATCGCCCGCCATAGACCCAACAGGGGCCAAGCGCATGCGGGCGCGGGGACCCCGGACAAAGGGGTCATATAGCTAGAACATGTATCCGGGAACGTCGCGTTTCCGTGTACACTGGAACCACTGCAGGACCGGTGCCAAAACTGACCAGCGAAAAAAACCAATGAAATTGCACTGTGAATATGTTCAGTGCGAAACAGAATACCCAGAAAAGTGTGTAAAACAGTTCGCACCATCCCCAAAGCGCGTAATGCAATTCGCACCAGTTGGCACGGCTCGTGTTTCTGACCAACTGGTCACATGGCACGGGGATGGCTACGCGCGACGCGGGCGCGTGACGCGGGCATGCGCACGGACGCGCGGTGCGTGTGCGCGCGTGACGCGTGTGGGCGCGTGGGCGGGCGTGCGACGTGTGCGCAAGTACGCGTGTACGCTGAGCTTGTTTCGGGGGTACGGGTTGGGGCGATGGTAAGCCGGGGGAATCGTTGGGGAATTCCAAAGCCACGCTTTTCACAATTGCCGGAGTTCCCCCCCCCAGTGTACTACATACCGCACGCGTGTACGCGCGGGATACTAACACGCGCGCGTGTACGCGGGCGCACGCGGGCGCGCGCGGTGTAAGGTACCTGTGGGTGCGGGGCCTACACGGTACCATCTAGGCAAACAACACCCCTTTGCACACGAAATCGTTTGAAACTAGGTACACCCTGCTAGACACCGTGTAGCGTAGCAGAGCAGAGCCTGACGTGTTTCTCTTAGAGGGGTGCCCCTTGGTACCATCTGGGGCCGCTTTGTACTCTGAGGGGGGATACGCGAAGAGTACGGGGTATTTTGTACCCGAGTCAAATCTTTTTTCTAAGTCCCCGTTATTGCTCAGGGGTGTATAGTCGATTATGCTTGACAGAGTTCTGTGTTTTGCCGGTTTTTTGGCCTAGTCACGCGTGAATAACGCAGATGTCACGCGTGACTGGGTCCTTTAGGGGTTGAGATGAGCGATGGACTGGACAAATGGCGCAGTTGGCCCGTGGCGCCGGAAGACGAGCGCCCTAAGTCGCTGTATATTGCTGAGGTTCTTCCGGATGTGGTGGTCCAGTGGCTGCGTGAGCAGCGTGGTTGGCGGGTGGTGGATGTGCGGGCGATGCCCAATCGGTCTGATGCTGACCGGGCGGAGGGTGTGAAGGCGTATCTGGAGGGGGTGCGGGTTGGTTCCATCGAGCCGGTAAAGGAGTTACTCAGGTATGTAGAGCTTGAGGCCCGCATCTGCGGTTTGTTGTCGAACAAGCAGCGTGCTGATGATATGGTGCCGAAGGTGGAGGGGGAGACACTTGAAAACATCCTGGAGTTCGGAAAAGGAAAGCGACAGCGAGCCAAGTGAAGTGGCGCTGGCGAAGAAAATCTATGATCCCGTGCTTGCATTCCTCAAGGAGTTGCAGCGGCAGAACGAGGAGAGAGACTGATGGCGTATGGAAAGATTGTTGTCCAAGGGCTTATCTCGGAAAACTCTGATTACTCGAACCCATACGCCAAGACGCTCAGTGGTGCTCAGACGGAGACGCCGGTGTCCCACTACCACCTGGTAGTGCCTGTCCCGACAACGTATCTCCCTATCGATTTTAGCACTATCTACGGGACAAACATGGAGTCGGTAACCGCCGTTGCAATTCGCAATCGGGATACAACCAACTACGTTAAAGCCATCTTCTACTCCCTGCTCGAAACCATCGCGAACCCCGGCGGCTCTGGTTTCACCTTTGCATCATCTGCAAAGACAATTACCGATGCGCAGAGCGGCAACAGCTTTGCCAACGTTCAGCCTGGTGATCTTCTCTACTCAGCCAACGCATCAAACAGCGCCAATCGAACCGGATTTCTTGTGGCAAACCAGAACAGCGACAATCAAGTTACCCTGGCCTCCTCCTGCACTGATAGCTCAAACGACACAACCGCTACTTTCCTTCGGGGCAGGCAGAACGAGTTATATATCAAGCCGGGCAGGTGGCTTGTGATTCCCGGTGATTTTATGATGAAATCTATCGGCACTGATCCGCAGGCTGAAATTTTCCTTCAAGCGAATACATCTGCCGTTGAGTGTGAGATATTCGCATTCAGCTCATGACATGGATGACCGAGAGGTACTGGCCCGCGCAGACCAGATTCTGAGGATGGCTGACGTGGAGCCCGGCCAGCTCACCGTCGAGAACTTCTTCCAGTACGCAGAGCTTGTATCCCAGTGCGTCCGAGATTGGCCCCAGAGAAAGAAAGACGACACACCCTGGCTCATGGACTGGGCCAAGCGCTTTCGTGGCTTGTACGACAATTTCGACCGTATCGTGGCTGCTGACCCTATGATCCTGTACCGGCCAGCCAACAGGGCAGCGCTGGAGTTTCACTCATCGAACGCGTTTGTTCGCTACTTCAGAGCTGGGAACCGGACATCTAAAACTCAATCGGGGTATGCAGAGCACTACTTTGTGACTACAGAACAGCACAAGTGGCGGGAGTTTCCCACCGGCCCTCATTCTACATTCATCATCGGGGTCAACTTTTCCAAGTACTGCCCAGCTGTTTTCGAGAAGAAATTTCTCACCGGGGAGCAAGGGAACCCGCTGAGCCCTATGTTTCCGGCTGGCGGGAAGTGGCTGCACCGCTATGACGAGCGGCGTCATGAAATTCAAATCGCGTGTCCCAAGTGTGCGAATGCGGGGAAAGCTGCTACATGCCCGCACCCGAAGAGCACTATCCGGCTCTTCTCGGATACCGAGGGATGGGAAGTGTTGCAGGGGGGCTCGTATGTCCTCGGCCACTTCGATGAGCATATCGACGAAGAGTTCTTTAACGAGTCTGTTCAGCGTATCCAAACTGCTGGTCGTTCTTCTTGTCTGCTCGTAACCGGCACTCCTCTCCATGGTCACGAGGCTTGGGAGCATCAGCGTCTGACAAAGATTCACCTTGAGGGGCCGCCAAGGAACAGGATCTCCCCCGAAGATCCAAGCAGCGCCCCCTTCGTCTCTTTGCATGAGATTGACCAGTTTGAAGCGGGCCTCGTTCCGCACGAACGAATCAAGATGTCGATGGGCATTATGGATGAGTTCGAGGTTGAGAGTCGTGTCTACGGGCGGCCTGCCCCACTAGCCAAAAACCCAGTCTTCAACCGGAAGGCTCTTGCCGAACTTCGGCGATCGTCCACTTCCCCCGGACGTGGAGTTCTGAGGGTTGAGGAAGACACCCTGGCTGTTAACATCGTGGACACCACGCGCTTTGGTTTCCATGAGCAGGACGATGGCCCGCTTCGCATCTGGGAAGAACCTGTTGCCGGTGGCAAGTACATTGTTTCAGTAGATACCGCTAAAGGCCTGGCCGGGCGGGATGCCAGTTGTGCCTCTGTGCTCAAGGTATGCGGGAGTGAGATATCCCCAAGGCTCTCTCTCGTTGCACAGTGGCACGGCTGGATTAACCCGCTGCTGTATGCGGAGGAAGTCTTTAAGCTGGCAGTGTGGTACAATTCCGCACTTACCGTCATCGAGCTTACGGGCGGATACGGTGAGGCGGTAATGCTGAAGATGCGCCAGGACTACTGCTACTGGAACCTTTTCAGAGACGAGAGCAACCACGCCCAGGCTGGACACACGATGGATAGCCGCTACGGCGTGGAGACAAACATTCGAACCAAGCCGTTTATGGTTGCCGCATTGCAGCAATTCGTAAGCGACCGAGCAATTGATATCTGGTGCGAGGCGACCATCAGCGAAATGGTGGCGTTTGAGCAGGAGCGCACGAAGTCTGGCCTTACCACGCGCTACCGAGGAGTGAGCGGGGCTCATGACGACCGGGTGATGAGTCTTGTCATCGGAGCGAGTGTGGCGTTATCATCGGCTGTGCTTGAGTTTACAGCTTCTGAGCCAGAGGGCTTGCTGGATATTAAAGGCAAGTACGATACAGAGTGGGAGAAAATCCACCAGGACATCAGGGACAGCGATTCAGTTGACCCGTTTGACTTTCAGTGAGGGCAGCATGGAGGCAGCGGTAGCAGGATTGGTTGGGATTGGTTTGGCCATGTGCGCTCTAAGTGCTTTCTCCATGTTCAGAACTCAGAACCTACTGAAGGAAGTTCACAAGGAGTATGCCGGTGTAATCAACAATGCGATGATTCACCTCAAGGCGCAGAATGTTGAGCAGGCCGTGCATGCAAAGACGATGGAAAAAGAGGCGGATGTTCGGGTAGAAATGCTGAAAGACGCACTGAGTCATGAGGCAGAGCAGGCGGATGAGCCCAAATATGTCCACACGGATGACGGACGCACGATAGACTTACGTGACTACGAACTAGTTTAGGAGAGCAAGATGGCAAGAGTGGATATCGGGGACATTCTTTTTGGAAGACTTCCGAGGCCTGGTGAGCCATCGGTTCAGACCGGCCCAATCACCATGGGCCCCATGGCTAGGCCCCCGGTAGACTTGCGGCGAGACCTGCTTGAAACGCTTGCATTGTCTGGAAGCCCTGATGATTCTTTTCCTATGCAGTACGGCGAAGCTGAGCGGATGAGGATTGCCGACATGATGGCTAATCCTGGGAAATACGAGCAGCCCGCTGTCTCTTTAGGGCAGCCAACCATTGGGGGCCAGGCGCCCGCTTTTGGAGGCATGGAGGTTCGGGGGTTTAGAGACCCAGTTCCTCAGAGAGTAGACCTAAGCCAGGACCTTGCAAATATCCTTGCCAGTTCTGGAAGCCCGGACGACTCCTTCCCCATGCAATACCGCGAGGGTGAGCGCATGCGGATTGCGGACATGGTGGCAAACCCACAGAGATACGAGGAGCCGCCTCCGGGCCCCGAGGTGTTGCAGTTTGGGGGTCCGCCACCGGGGACTTTTGAGTTTGACTTTGACCGACCACCAGTGCCGCCGATGGTGGACCTGGGGCGAGACCTGGACCAAACGTTAGCGGCATCCGGAAGCCCGGATGACTCCTTCCCCATGCAGTACGGCGAGGGCGAAAGAATGCGCATCGCTGACATGATGGCCAACCCTCAAAAGTATGAACAAGGCCCAGCCGCTCTTGGGCAGCTGCCGCTGGAGGCTATTCCCGGAAGACAGGACCAGCAGCTTCGATCTGGATTGTCGGCAATGATGGGGGCGCCGTCTGGCCCAGGTCCGGTGGACTTGAACCAGGAGCTTATGGCCAGCACCATGGCAGGGCCATCTATTCCTCAGGGCGCGATGATGAGTTCAGTCGGGGGACCAGCGGGTGACCCGATGGCAGAGGCATATGTGCCACAGGATGCAATGATGAGCGGACCAACCGCCGCACCTTTGCCCACACCTTCAGTGGACTCAATGGGTGAGTCTTTTGGGGGCGTTGATTACCAGAGAGCCCGTCTCAACAGGATGATTGAGGGCATGTTCCAGCCTGACTATCTTGGAGTTGATACAGGCGCTCCCGCATTTCCTCGAATGGGGCCTGGTGCTGGGATGGGCATGAGCGCTCAGATGGACCAACCAGCGCAGCCGGGCGGCACAGCGAAAAGGGGTAAGCCAGCAAGCCGAATGCAGAACGAGGTAATGGCTCTCTTCAACGACATGGGGGACTATAACAGCTGGTACAACAGCTTGCCCGCGTCTGCGAAAGAGGGCAACAAGCTCAACAACTGGACGAAGGTGATGAAGTATATCACTGAAAACCCAGGCTCTTTGCCAATGGGGCCACCAGTAGAGCTTGCAGGACCAGCCCCTGCTACGGCAGAGTCCTTAGCCCCGGAGACCTTTCCAGGGCAACGGCCAGTTCTCCGGCTTCCGCCGCTAGACATAAGTGATTACGTGACTGAACTAAGAAGGCAGTATGAGCTAGCCTATGACCCACGGTCAGAGGCAGACAAAATGCTTAATCCAAAGCCACCAGGGGTTAGGTACCGGTACAACATGACAAGCCCTGGGAACCTGTTCCCAGAGCGGCCCATTGCTGGCGTTCCGTACCGCCCCTAAACCCAGCAGGAGTTAGACATGCCCAAGAATTCAATAGGACAGATGACCGGCTATGACTCGATGGACGACTATGGGCCGCTAGAGCCAGAGGACATGTATGAGTCTGTTGGAAACCCTGTTGTTGATGGGGACATGTTTCCAAACGACCCTCAGTTTATGCCGTCAGGGCAGGTGTTTGAGGAAGAGGCCCCACAGATGGCGCCTGATGGTGGCGACATGATGTCGTACCAGAAGATGATTCACAAGATGCTTATGCAGAGAGCCGCTGCCAAGTCGAGGGGCTCAGAGACGTTCTCCAAGAAGAACATGAAAACAAACGATAGCGGAGAATACTGATGCCTCAGAACGGTGAAAGCCAGGACTTTGCCGGGATTGCTGATGGATACACGCCACCAGACCAGTACAGCGAGCCTGAAGAGCTAAAAAAGCTGGGAGCAAACCTGAAAGATTGGTTTGCAAAGGCGTACGAGGCAAGGACCGCATACGACCGAGACTGGGAGTTATACCGCCTGTATCTAAAGGGCGACCAGCTTGTCGTCAGGCACAAGGACACGGGGGAGGTTGTAAGGCTAACTGCGGAAGACTCAAAAAGATTGCGCAGTGTAAACAACGTGTTGCGCCCAACGGCAAGGTCCCTGGTCGGTAAACTAACGCGGAGTGTGCCTACTTGTACCGTGCTTCCTGCGACAACAGATGTCGAGGAGCAGCATGCAGCACGCGCAGCCAGCGCTTTTCTTCAGTATGTCAGGAGAAAGGAAGACCTGGACGTCAAATACCTGGATGTAAACAACAAGTTACCGTGGGCTGGTAACGCATTTATGCAGGTTTGCTGGGACAGCTCCGCCGGAGCAGACATCTCGTTCTGTGAGGTGTGTGACTTCTACGACTACGGTGACGACTTGCTTGGCGAAGAGTGCCCTCAGTGTGCAATGCAGAAGCAGCAGGAGATGATGCTGTATCAGCAGAAGATGCAGGCTGAGATTGCAGGGGCCCAGCAAGAGCTTGCCCAGACGGGCATGCTGCCGGAGGCGCCAGACTCTCCGCCCGACGTCGAGCAGCTTGGGCCCTTGCCCCTTCAGCAAGAGGTGCCGACACTTATCGAGGCAAACGAGGGGGACGTAAAGGTTTACGTGCGAGACCCTAGGGATATTTTCATTGAGCCGGGAGCAGAGTCTTTAGAGCAGGCCCAGATGATCTGCTTTCGAGAGGTTGTCCCTGTTGCCACAGCGCGTCAAAGGTTCCCTGAGTTTGGAAACATTATCTCCAGTGACTACGGCGTTATGGTCGATAGGACAGCTCAGCTTAGATACAACCAGGTCGATAGCTACGGAACAATCGAAGAGCTGGACGATCACTGCTACGTCTACGAGTACCATGAAGCGCCAACGCCCATGCATCGCAAGGGCAGAGTAATCTACATGGTTAACGAGTACGTGGTGAAGGTCATGGAGTCACCGTACGGCGCGTTTCGGCGGTTTCCGTTTTACCACTTTGGGTTCGACAAGAACGACGGGGAGTTCTGGCGGGAGCCATTTGCGGCGCAAGCTTGGCATCGACAGCGAGAAATCAATCAGATTGAAACGCAGATACGCGAGCACGTTGAGCTTCTTCTTCGCCCGAAGTTTTTCAAAGCCATTGGCTCTCGCATTACAACTGATGAGTTGTCGGCCACATCCGCTCAGGTCGTGAGTTACAACGCGGCTGCGGGTCGCAACTACTTTGAGAGTCCGCCACCAGTGCCCGCAGATATATTTAGACGGAATGCACAGCTTGCAGCTGACATTCGAATGCAGGCTGCGGTTACTGACCAGGAGGCAGGCATCTCAATGTCCGACCCCAATGGTCGGGCGATGGCTATTATTGAGGCCGAATCAGACCAACAAGTGGGCCCAATTCTCATGCGCAACAACAGCGAATGGCGTGAGATGCACCGCTGTATCTTGATGCTAGTTCAGATGTACTACCATCCAGAGCGCAAGTTTCTGACGGCAGGCGCAGATGGGATGCAGACCTACTCGTTCGATGAGATTAGGCTTGAGCCAGGCTACGATATTCAGATTGAGCAGGAGGACGGGCTGAGTCGAAACCCGGCTGTTCGTCTAACGCAAGCTCTGGATCTTATGAATGCTGGTGTGTTTATGGATCAACAAACAGGCGCTCCCGACATCAAGGCGTTTATGCGTCACGCCAAGGTTAAGGTTCCCCACGCAGGTTACGATGACGAGGCGAGCGAGCGGGCTGTGGCTGCGAAGATTCCATACCTTATCGAGCAAGGTCAGCCATTTATCCCATCAGTAGAAGATGACCCCATGATTTTTGCGGAGGAGCTTCTTGGGTGGCTTCGCGGTCCTGGCAGACGGGCAGACCCAGCCGTGCGAGACCAGTGTCGGCAGGTGTGGATGTTCTACGTTGGCTGGGCGATGCAGGGCCAACCCCCAGCTCCGGTTAGTGGAATGCCTGGCGGACCGGACCAGACAAACATGGGCGGAACGCCAAACAACCCAGGCAGACTTGGGACTGACATGGCTCCAGGTGGAGACATTTCAAGTGACGCCGGGGCTCAGGTTGGTCAAGCCGACCGGGCAGCCGAGGGCGTAGCCAGGGTTCAGCAGAACCGCGAGGGCTGACGCCGAAGATCCCCTCATCGGGCGAAGATGCCCCCTCTCAGAAGAGGGAACCTTCGGGGTTCGAGGGAACCTTCGGGGCCCGAATTGCAGGATTCGCAGAAACCGCAGGATTCGCAGAAACCGCAGGATTCGCAGCTCATCCTTAATGGGTGATTTTAGAAAAATCTAAACTGCCACTGTTCGAGTGTTCAGTGACAGTTACTTTGAAGTAACCGTCCCACAGAAATAGTGAGACCCCCCCCTGTCTCTCACTACCCTGTATCCATTCGTTTACACTTGTATCTACTTGTTTACATAATTGCCCAACGTGAAACGTTTGTTGACACAACCTGTCTCCAGTTGTTTAATTGCATTGCAGTCGAAGGTATCGAGTCGCGACGTAATCGCTGTAACCGGAGAATGCACCTGTAATCGTTTTGCGGACGTAATTCGCTGGAGGGATTGAAATGGCAGATGTGTCGATGGGTGACGTTGGTGATGCTTCAGATAATGAAGGGTTGCCACTTGAAGGTGCGGTAGATGATTCTGCGCTGGAGGATTACTCAGGCTTTCAAGGCTTGAGTGATGAGCTTGGCCAAGAGTCGGGCTACTCAGAAGACGCGGAGCCAGAAGAGCCCGAATATGTAGATCGTGGGATTGATAGTCTGTCTCTTGAGGGTGAGTCTGAAGAACCAGACGAGCCAACGCCTAGGGCGCAAAAAAGAATTCAGACCTTATCAAGCCGCACGAAAGAGCTGGAGGAACAGCTTGGACAAACGCAGCAGTATTACCAGCAGCAGCTGGCTCAGATGCAGTATCAGATGCAGCAGCAGGCCAGTCAAAGGGGTAATCAAGATGCGCTGTCTCAGCAGTTACAACTGCAACAACAACAGTTGCAGGCGCTTCAGCAGCAGAGGCAGAGAGAAGAGTACGACAGCCTGACTCCCATGGAGCAGCTTAAGCGTGACATCCTCAGAGAGGCGGGAGCGCAAAGCAGCCAAGCAGTTAGCCAACAGGTTACCGCTTTGCAGCAAGAGCTGAACAAAGAGAAGCAGGCCAGGGAGAAGGCTCGTCAGGAAGCTGACCGTAATGCACGCTACGCGTATTACACCCAGCAGACCGAGCAGGCCAGAAGCCAGACTCTTCTGAATGGTTTTGCTGAGGAAGACGCAAGTCGTCTGGCAGCGGAAGCTGACGAGATGATTTTAGCATATGCAGGTGCATTTGGAATTGAGCCAAAGGAAGCTGCTGGAAAGCTCAAGGCGTACATGGACAATTACCACTTGGCTCGTCTTAAGACTCGGTCAAATGGTGAGGGTAAGAGGGTGCGTAAGAGTCGAGCAGTTCCAAGGCCAGCACCTGCGGGGCGCAGGCAGGCACGAGAGGGGATGGGAATGCCCACTCTGTCTCAGCTGCGCAAGGCAGGTTTTGATTCTCACGTAGACTGGATTGCGGCAAACGAGCCACCAGTCTCATAAGGAGTTCGGTTATGGCGGGCGTAAATATTGACAACGTAGGCCTCACCTTCACCCGTTTTCTAGACGGTGTTGTTGAGACTTTAAATCACACATCAAAAGCACGATCGCTGGTTCGCCAGCAGGACAAGTGGACTGGTTCTCACATCGAGGGTCGTATCCACACCGCACGCAGCACTGCGATTGGTTATGTTCAGGATGGTGGGGCTTTTCCTGTAGCGGATAAGCAAGACTATACTCCGTACAAGGCTTACCGTAAGTTCACCGTTGGCTCTGTTCAGATTACTGACGGTGCTATGGCTACTGCGGCAAAGTCACCAAACGTAGCGCGAGATGTTGTTACCTCTGAGGTCAAAGGCCTTATGAACAACATTCTTAAGTTTGAGAACGGCTTCTTCTTCCGTGACGGTTCAGGCACCGTGGCAACTTTGACCAATGGTCAGTCAAGCGGCACTACGTCTGACGTTCGGGTTGATGATGCTCGTTTGATTTGGGACGGCGGTACCTACAACATGTTCCCCGCTGATCTTAGCACCAAAGACGGTGACATTACGATTAGCAATGTTGAGAGCGCTCTTCACACAAGCGGAGATTCTCTAATTAACCTGAGCAACGCTGGCGGATTGCCTGCCACTACAGCCGACGCTGATGTTCTTGTTTGGAATGGAACCAAGAACCGAGCAATTACCGGGTTAGATAAGCTTATTGATGACTCCTTAAGTGGGGATTTTCAGGGCGTAACGATGGCCAACTTCCCTCGTTACACATCTACGGTCCTAAGCAACAGCGGCACAAAGCGAGATCTTACTCCGTCTTTGTTCCGCTCAATGCTTGCTGGAATTCAGACCCGATCTGGTTCAGAGCGACCTGCTGATGGGCTTTCCGTTCTTTGTGATTCCTGGCAGGCAATTAACGTTGAAGAGCTGTACGAAGGTGAGCTTCGGCTTACACCCGACACCAACGTAGGTGGCCTTTCGGTTGCAGCGTTTCAGTCAGCTCTTGGGCGAATTGATATCATTGTTGATACCGATTGCTTGCACAACAAGATGTTCTTCTGTGACTTCTCAAAGATTTATCGAGCAGTTCAGAAGCAGCTTGGCTGGCGTCGCGAAGGTGGCAGCATCTTCAAGCGCTCTGATGTTTCTGGTGTGTACACTGCTACTGCAATTGAGATTGCAGAGCTGTACATCAAAGAACGATACACCAGCGGCAAGATTGAAGACCTCAACGAAAGCCGCAACATCGCGTACTAATAGGCCTGTGGAGGGGGGCTCCGGCCCCCCTTTTGGTTGGTTTGGAGGAGGTTTGTTATGGCACGAGGTATTTCTGGAAGAGCCTTAGGCGGAACCAAGACGCTTGGTCAGCCAGTTTTTGCGCTTATTTCTGACTACACTGTTGCTGATGGAACGCACACAATTGGCCCAGCAGAGGCTGACTTTGACTTTGAAGTCATCGGCGGCTTCTACGTTATGGGCGCTGCTGGAACTGGCAGCGATACCGTCAAGCTGAGCATTGTTGACGCTAACGGAACATCCACGGATATTTCTACGGCGTTTGATCTTCAGTATGACAACCCAGGGGTGAGTGGCTCCGGAACACAGGCGGATGAAAACGTTGACTGGCTTCGCCTTAAGGACGACGTTAGCTTGGTTGTTCCTAAGGGTGGCAAAGTTACAATCACTCTTGCGGGTGGGGCAAATGTTTCAAAAGTTACAGTTCTCTGCGTGGGCAGAGGATAGGGGATAATTATGGCTTGGTCTATTGATGGAAATGTGGAGATTGCAAATACTCCATTCCTTATTCGAAAAATTTCAGTAACCACTGACGATGCTAACGCAACAGCTGTTACTCACAGTGGTCCGGCGATTGAACCCGATATTGTTATTCCGGTTCTGAATACGGCTGGTGACACCGGCGGTCTTGCTATCACAGCAAGGTCAGAGACCACCGTAACCGTTGACCCGGAAACGTCTGGCGACAAGTTTGACTTGTACTGTATCTGGTTTGCCTCTGCCTCTGGCGGAACTAGTGGAGCCTAAACATGCATGCACCTTCTTGGGTGTGTCGCAGGCTGCATGATCTTCACCCGCAGTTGCGCTTGGCGTGGGCGGGTAAAGATAAAAGCTACGATGGTGAGTTGAATCCAGGGTCATTCGCCCTGGTTCAGCTCTACCATATTAGCGATACAGGCAAGTCTGACGACCTCACTACGTATAGAATGCTGTGGAACTCTGAGTCGTATCAGGGCGAAGACGGCGAGGTTCGCACTCGTAAAGTAGAGCGCGGGCCTATCTACAACAAGAATGGTGGGAGTTCTCGTGACTGGGATCCGGCGTTTAGGGTCCCTGTATTTGTGGCGACACTTGACGAGGACTACGGGCTAACAACTCGCGACGTTTTAAACGGCAAGTTCCTAAGCTCCATTGAGCGCTGGATGACTTCCATCGAGCGCCGTATGAGAGAGTCCGCACGGGAAAAGGGCAAGTCGTTTGCCAGGGCTGTTGACGACGTTGGTCATACAGTTGCGGGTGACCTGGTGCGAGACGCAAACAAGACCGATGCGGCAACAGTGGTTATGGCGAACAAGCACGCAAAGCCAGAACTTGAAAAGCTTGAGCGCCAGGTCGAGGCTCGTGGAAAACTTGAGGATGCATTTGAGCTTCCTCCGGTGCAGTCATGAACTTCAAAGAGCTACAAGACGAAGTGTCAGAGCTGATTAACTTTAACAGCTTGCAGGCAGACCAGGACTTTTCTGCCCTGCAAATTAAGAAAGCTGTTAACAGATCCTACGCTCGCGAGTATCGCAAGGCCAGACAGGAAGGCATACGTCGTTACTTTACGACTACGCTCGATATTACCTGGAGCGCAAACACCATTACCATTGAGCTACCTAACGGCTTAAAGCACGCACAGCTGTGCAAGGTAACAGACGTAAGCGCCACAGACCCTGGTACGGCAATTGTTTTTGACGAAAGAGGTTTTCTTGGCGATGTGTTCTGGAAAAACAGGGTAACCCTTCAGTGGGGGCAAACCGGGCCAAACGAAGACAAAACCCTTCGCTTTGAGTTTTACCCTGAGCCAGAGAAGATGAACAACGACGACGATGTTCCAGAGCTTTTGCCTCCAGACCATCACGAGCTTATCTTCTACTCAGCGGCAATTGACCTAAAAACAAGAGCTGATGAAATGGCGCCACCCGCATGGTTAAACGAGCGGGAAGAGTTGCGCATGGATTTGTACAAGGACATGAGTCGAGGCAGGCCGCATTCTGATGTGACAAGCATCCGGTCATCCTACCCAGACTCAGCTGATTTTATTTACTAAGGGGATTGAGATGGCTTTAGTTAAACTACGTAACAATACGGGGATTGCTCAAAACATTGTGTTTGAGGGCAAGCAAATTATCATTGGGCCGCATGAGGAAGGCGACTACGTTAAGCCTGTCGCCGACAAGTTCCTTGAGGTTCGAGCACCGCTGGTAAGCGTTGTGCAGGATGACATCGGCGGAGTGTACGAAGAGGCTTCACCCAATGTTGTGTGGGTTGCAAATATGACAGGCAACCCAGACTCTTCAGACATTGCGCTGGCCAAGCTTTTTGTTAACAAGCAATGGCAGCTTACCGAGGTGGACAATCCCAACAAGAAGCCAAGACCAATACAGCTCAAGTGTGATCTTGGAATGCAAGAATACACTGCAAAAGACGGTGCCCTTGAGGCTCTTAACCTTGGCAAAAAAGTTATCAGAATACCTCCGTACAAGCGTCGCGCTTTGCCAGCGCATGAGGCTCGCTGGCTGTTAAACCGAGACGCGGTGTCGGAGCCTCATTGCCGAGGGGCCGCTATCAAGTCTCGCGCCCCATCAGACTTTGAGCCCCGGCCAAACACAATTGACGACTGGTCGCTAGATGACCTGAGGGCTTACCTGAAGCTTATGGACCCAGAGGCAGAAAACGGTCGAAGCGAAGAGCAGGTTATCCGTGACGCAAAAAAGAGAAACCATCGCAAGCCTGAAGAGATTGAGGTCCACGTTGAGGAAGAGAAGAGCTTGATTATGAAGCGCTTGTTCTTTCGACTTGCAGACCCTCAATACCCCGTGCCATCGCGTCGAGACTTCAACGAGTTTATCAGGGGCGCTGTGCAACAAGAGGTACAGGTCGAGGATGACGTGGTAGACCAGGTAGAAAAGCAGCTTACGAAGGCAAGGCGTCGTAACAAAAGTAAAGACGTGCAACCGGAAGCGTAACATGGAGCCAAGATGGGTCGGCAAAACTACAGGCACCTTGTTCTTCGGTGCAATAAGGGTATCAACGAGCAGACCGACCTAGCCGATCCGGACGAGTGCGCTGACGCCCTAAACGTGTGGGCGCCAAACGGCGCTGTTGAGCAGAGACCAGGGTTTGTTGGCTTTGACTCTATGACAGTAGCCGGTGACTCTATCACCACTCAATCACAAGAAATGCACAAGCTCGTCAGTGGTACATACACAAGTGCCACTGAGGGGCAGGTGCTTACTCTCGACGACCTGGGTGTCGGTAGCCATTGGTTCATTGGGTTTGAGGAAATATCCAACCTAGGAACAAGCAACGACAGAGATCAGCTCCTTGGGTACAAGGGCGCCTTTGTAAGCAGCAGGTCAAACTCCAACAACACCTGGTTTAAAGCAGAGTACTGGAACGGCACGGAGTACAAGTACCTGCGCGTTTCGGAACGCATCTCCACGTCAAAGGTGTCCAAGCACCTTGGTGATGCAAACTCGTTTGCGTTTTCATTTGTTGCTCCTGGCGACTGGGCGTCATCAACAATCAACGGCAGGGCGGCCTTTTACTTACGATTCACCATTCAAGACAATGCCCTTGATTCTGAGGTCGAGATAAACAATGCCGACGGAACCAATCAAATCGTAAGCCCGGAGTTTGACGTTACTCGCGGATTGTTTGTCGCACAGTTTAAAACAAAGAAGCGCTATTTCTATCTTACCAACCCGGCGGCTGGAGCCAGGGCTGTGCTGGGCTCAACGCTAGACTTAGAGGACTTTAGCGTATCTGGATACATTGCTCGCGTTGTTGAAGACGACCTAGCCAACATTGCAGTTGTTCCTCAGTTTGACGAAGCCTTTGTTGCTTATGCTGGTGTGGTTATGAGGTTTACCTCTTCAAAGGACTTAAGCACCGCTGTTGACGCAGACCTAGCAGTTGTCGAGGATGCTGACTTTGCGGTCGGCGAAGACGCGCCCTATGACAGGGATTTTGTTGTGCTCCTTGAGGAGTGGCCAAAGGCTAGGTTTAACATCTTCTACAACGGCAGGCTTTGGTGTGCCGGTATGGAGGATGAGCCATTTACCGTGCGCTGGTCTGCGGCTGCTCCGTATCATAAGGTGTGGACGTCTTTGGCTTTTGCTCCAATCATGGAGGACGACAACAGTCCCATTACGGGAATGGCTGCTCTTGGCGAAAGTGTCGTTATCTTTAAAGGTGACTCAATATGGACAATGGTTGCAGCTGGGGAAAACCAGGCAACTGGTGTCGATAACTTTATCCCGATTAGAGTTGTAGCTGGCGTAGGATGCGTGAGCAACGCTAGCATTCAGCGGGTTAAGGGTGCTCTTATATTTTTGGCGGAAGACGGTATTTATCGGTTCGACGGAACGCCAAACATTATCAAGCTGTCAGACAGAATTGGCGACACTGTTAGATCTATCAACCCGTCAAGAAGACACGTAGCAGCTTCAGCAAACTGGAAGACACAGGGCTGCTATCTTCTCTCTGTGGCGGTCGATGGATCTTTCGATAACAACCGGACAATTGTCTACGACTACAAGAACAACGCGTTTTGGATTTGGGATGTAGCGGCCAAGTTCTGGTTAGCGGATGAAGACGCGTATGACAATCTTCGCCTGTACTTTATCAATCAACACTCGCAGGTTTTTGAGTTTGGCGTTGGCAACAATGACCACGGCGCTGCAATTAGTAGCAACATACTAACGCAGCGCATTGGGCAAAACTCAAACGTAAAGACCACGGTTAGACAGGTTGAGGTTCTTGGGGACAATCAATCGTCGTCACTGTCTGTTGCGTTGCGACACAACGACGACGAAAACAGTGAGTCTTCGGGCACCATTTCGATGACAACAGCCAGCGACGCCGTTTACGGAACAGCCGTGTCGGGCACTGACAAGTACGTGCAGGACAGAAGGCTTGCCCGGCGCTTGTCATTTAGAAAGCAGGCTGACTTTTTCCAGGTCAAGATATCTCACGACGCAAAGAATACGCCCATGACAATTGCGGGCGTTGATGTTGGTTACAATCCTGGCGGCAGGAGGTAACCATGGTGCAGATCCCACACGGCAGGGGCGAGCGCCGAGGCCCGGATGCCTACGTCAATCAGATTGAAAGCCGCAATGCGCGGGTGCGCGAAATACCTGTTAACGATGGATGGTACGTATCGACCGTTGACCCATACGGCGCAGACGTTACTGCTCTAACATCCGATGGCTCAGCATCAACGTTTAACAAGTTTGGCTTGTACCTGTTTACGTTTCCGCAGCTAGTGCGCGGCGTTGAGGTAGCGAAAGCCAGGGTTAGAATTACCTCTGCGCCAGGGGCAACAAGGTTAATCCGGTTTGCGATATACCGATACGACAGAGAGCACGGGCAGCGGGCCTTTAGGGTTGTGTCGGGTACAGAGGTGCGGGTAACTGCTGGGGCAACAGGTGTTATCGAGAAAACCCTAGAAAACCCAGCGACCCTAAGGGTTGGAAGCGTGTACTACTTGGGCATTAACGTAGGCCATCAGGTCGGCGTTGCGTGCGTAGAAAACTCTGCGAACAGGCTTATCCCGGCCTTCTATGACGCAGCCGCCTTCACTAGCGCACTAAGCGCAATGCCTGCTAAAATACCCTTGAGCCAGTTTAGCAAAGAGTACGAGGTTAATGTGCCGTGGGTGATTTACCTGTCAAAGCTCGGCGCAGAAATTTCATAGGAGAAACTCATGTCTTTGACCTTAACGACATCGCTTTCAAGCACGATCACAAAGTCAGAGCTTGAGGGCAACTTTACGTCTATTGCTAACAAGTTTGGTGCAATCGACAATACCGACATCAAGGCCTCGGCGGGCATTGCAATTAGCAAGCTTGCGGCGTCCAAGGAGTACGTGACTATCGTGCTCGACAACACCGCCTACACCTGGGGTAGCGCCGGCTCTGTCATTGCCATAGCCCCTCTCCCTGGTCTGTCATCTACGCAAAACGACTGGACGCTGAAGACAGCTGCGTGGTTTGTTTCCGACACGGGCTCTGCCGCTGGAACAATTGACGTAGCACTGGCGTATTATAATTCAGGAACTCTAACTGACGTTACGGTTCTGATTGACGAAGAGTCTCTGACTGTTAGCGCAGACGGGAGCGGCAACTCTGGCCAGGCAACGCTTGATGCAACGGCTGTTGCTTACCACAGCAGCCAGAACCGAGTGTTGGTTTTACGGCAAGGGGCGACTACGGGCACGGGCGTGCTTAACGCCGCTGGGTTTGTTGGGGTAACTTTGCTTCTTGAACGAGACTTGCAGGCTTAGGGGTAAAACATGCGACACATGAATAACCGGCAGAATGGCGCACGCCAGCAAAACCTTCGTCGCATTGACGAAAGGGCTCGCCAGTCAAGAGAGGGCTCAGGGCAAGGAATGAGCCCAGAGCTTCCCGGTGTGCCCTCTATGCAGGTAGCGGGGTTTCCATCAGGAAGCCAGCAAAGGCAAAGACCACGAGCGCCATCGCCACCACCGCAGCAAGAGGCGCCAATGCAGCAACAAATGCAGCTGCCGCCTGAAGTCGGAGGTGGCTTTCGGCCAATGAGTGGCAGCGGGTTTGCTGGGTTTGGCGAGCAGATTCCTCAGGGAGCAATGCCTCCAATGCAGGTACCAGCAGGTTCTCCTGGCGGCGCACCAATGGCAGCGGGGCCAGACCCTCAAAGCTCTGTGTTTGCACAGCAGCTTCCCGGTGGCAACGAGACGCAAGTCATGCCCGGTCAGCCCGGACCTGGCCCAGCTGGTGGGATGCAGCAAGTTCCTCCACCATTGCAGATGCCTGCCCCTGGCCCATTGCCGGGAGGTCAGCCCCCTGGAATGCCAAAGCTTCCAGGGGAAATGCCGCAGCTTGGTGGCGCTGGTGGCATGGGAGAACAGGGTGCGGCAGCGGGTGGAGACCCATATGCCGATGAGCGCGCCCAGTATGAGGCGTTGATTGCTGAGGCTAAGGCTGATGAGGAAGCGGCTCTTCAAGGCATTGATGCAGACATTGCTCGGGCTCAGAGGCGGCAGGCTGAAATTAACGCGGCAATGGGTGGAGCTGTTGGCGGCGGCTTAATGGGCGGCATCGCTACAACCGCCACCCTTGGAGCCCGCGAAAGAGCAGAGGCTCAAATCACTGCACGCGAAAGAACTAGAAACATGCAGCTGTCGTGGCTGGATCGTCAGCTTGAGTTAAAAGAGCGCGACATCAATAGAAAGTTTGGTCGAGAGATGTCGGCACAGGAGCAGGCAAATCAAATTGAACTTGAGGCCGTACGCATGGGCATCGATCTACCAGAAGAGTATCGAGAGCTAATGGACGAGGGCAAGTTTAGCGAGGCTGTTGACGTTGTGGACCGTGCGCGGTCAGAGTCGGGCGGAGGCAGCGCGCCTGAGATTGCTGGCAACGCTGACACCTACAGCGTTGGCGGAGACTTTAGAACCAAATATGCAAACCACGATTACGAGGTAAGCACAGCGGAAATGACTGGCGCGATTGAGCGCATGATGAACGCTGTTGGTCTTGATGACGAATGGGTTGGCGAAAGTAACTTCATGTCCGGCAGTCCCGGCAGTTATCGCTTCGGCGGCAACATGAACAAGGTAGAAGAAATCAAACAGTTCTTTAGTCGCTACCTACACGAAAACAACGGTGCCTACCCGGGGCCAACGGCGCTTGAAGACTTTATGATTGAAAAAGGCTACATCAATTACAACTAGGAGACCGGCATGGCTTACCAGTACGATGACCCGGCGCAAAGAATGGCGCAAGCGCAACAGGCAAGGAAGGACAGCCTTGGCCAGCTTCGCGGTGCTGTAAGAGCGCGCAGTGCTTATACGGACGATGTTCGGCGGCAAATAGAAAGAGATATTCGTAAGTCCGAGATTGAGAAAAAGAACGAGCTAAAGAGAAGAAACTCTAACTGGCTTAACTGGACTCTTCTTGGCACTGCTGTCGGCTCTACCTTTGGCATGCCGTTTCTTGGTGCTGGTTTAGGAACGCTGTTTGGTGGGGGCAAGGCGCTTGCCTCTGGCGGCGATCCTTTTGATGTAGGGGCGCAGTTTGAATACCTTGATCCTCGAATGGCTACGGGCGCTGCCATGGGAATTGGAAGAGGAGTCCAAGGCGCTGGATCAATGGGTCTATCGCCCGCAACTACCGCAGCAATGGCGGTAGGCGTTCCCGGCCAAACATCTCAGCCAACAGCAAGCGGAAGGTCTTACGACGAAGGGTTTAGTCTCCGTGAGCCGTTTTCTACAGGCGCTGACCAGTTAAACCTGCTGGACAGACAGCTGCAAAACCGCGAAGCCCAGTCTCTGATGGAGCGAAGGCGTCGCAACATGGAACTGATGGGGCAGTAGCATGGCAAGTTTAGGCGATATGTATTTGTTGCACCGGGCTCGTCAGGCCTTGAACCAACCAACGCAGGTTGATCGGGCACTGGCAAGGCGGGAGCGAGAGCAAGGCCAGATGCTTGCTGCTCAAGGCATGGCTTTAAAGGAGCAGGCTTTCCGCGAGCAGCAAAAACAAAACGAGTTCAACCGATACAAGGACACGGTTGCCCTGCAAGCTGAGTACGGCGCGTTGCTTGGTCAGGAGGAAAAGCTTCCGACAGATCCTCGTCTTACGCAGACCTACAAGTCTGGACGCATGAAGGGGATGGTTGGGCGCCAAGACAAGCAGCAGGAGGCACTGCAAGAATTTATTAAGGCCAAGCAAAGACAGGACAAAGAGAACCGCCTTGCTAATCAGTTTGCAATAGAGCAGCAGCGCAAAAGAGACGCTGAGCAAAGTCGTCAAGACAGGTTTGACCAAAGCCAGGCGCTTACCAGGCGGGGCCAAGACTTAAGATTGCAAGGCGCTGAGGTTACAGCGCAAGCCCTTAGGCCAAGCCAACAAGTTCAAACAGCCATGCAGCTTCTGAGGATAACCCGGCAAAGAATTAAAGACGCACAGATGCCTATGTCTAGAACCAGAGACCAGTTGCCTCAGCTGATTGAAGAGGAGAGAAGGCTTATTCAGTCAATTGGACCGGACATAGCCGCGCTTATTCCTGACCTGTCAGGGACCGCAGGCTTGCTGCGCGGAGAGCCGGGTAAAGAGCCAGCTCAAACTGAAACCATGAGGATAGAGGACTTTGAGAAGCCCCCGGGGGGTTGAACCGTAAGAAGGACCTTATGAGCACAAACAGGCTTGAAGACCTCATAGAATTCTATGAGCCGGTTGAATACCGACAGCGCCTTAGGAGAGAGGAGGCGGAGAAGTTTCTCTACGAGCCCGTGGCTGAGCGCAAAGCTATGGAGATTGACTACGCCAAGAGCGTTTTCGATGACGATGAGCTTTGGAAAAAAAGCGTGGGCCTTGCAATCAGAGAGGCCAACCAAGGCAGCATTACCGACAGGGCCTGGGTTCAGCAAAGAGCGGAGCAAGCGTATTCTCAGGGCAAAGCCAAGCGAAACTTAATCGACACAGATGAACGCATTCGCCTGAGAAAGGCCATCAAGCAAGGCGCCATGATTAAGCCTGAGGACGTTAGGCTGAATGAGGAGCAGCGCAAATCGCTTGCTGATGGGCGCGGCTATAAGCTGACGGCAGGACAAGTAAAAAGGCAAATGCTTTTAGACGGCGACGTGCCTGAAGACATTCTGCCACATTTTACAGAGAGGCCTGGCGACCTTTTGCTTGAAGATCCAAAGATTCCAGAAGAGATGCGCATTGAGATGCAGGAGAGAATGGACACCTTGCAGCGCAAGCCGCCGGGAACAAGGGAGGCACCATCTGAAGCCAGGAACCCAGTTGGCAGGTTCTTTGTTGATATTGGTGTTGGCATTCTTGACGTGCTTGGTTCTGGCGGACGATTTGCTCAAGGCTTGCCTGCTGGCTACATGCGCGGGCTGCGCGAACGAGAGCAGCTTAGGGCTCAAGGAAAGCTTGGCGCAAGAAACATTGAAAGCGTAAAAGGCAAAGTGCTTGAGATGGGAGCGCTACTTGACGATGCAATAAGCGGCGGTTTTTCTTCTATGCTAATGCTTAACGATGCGCCTGAGCTAGCGGATGAGCTTGGCTACATTGCACACAGCTACTGGGTAGACTCGGTTAAGCAGGCGATTGAAAACAAAGAACCCGGGGACACCAGGGAAATTGTTCAGGCAAAGGCCGAAAACATTTATCATCGACGCCTTAAAAGCGACGACGCCTTAACTCGCCTTGCCCTGAGGCATCCGGCAGGAGCACAGCTGGCTACTGAGATTCTTGCAGATCCTCTTAACATCCTTGGCGGCACCATCTTTAAAGGGGCTGCGGCTCTAACAACAAAAGCGGTAGGGAAAGAGCGCATACGAAAGGCCGGGGCAGCCGTAAGGCAGGCTCCTGTCATTAAGCAGGTTCGCAGTGTTTTTGTTAAGTCAATTGACAACGATGAAACGATACGTGAGCTGGGTGATTTTGGGGATTCGATACGAAGATCTGTGAAAGCAGCAGAGGATGCAGGCGGGGCAGCAAGCCGAAAGGTTCGCATAATTGGCGGACAAATTGACGAGCTGCTGTCTAAGGCTAGTGAAAAACGAACTTTAACATGGAAGACCGGCGACAAGACCGAAGAGATAACGGAGTCTCAAGCACTGTTTAGAGTGTTAGACACGGGTGTCGGAATAGACAACCTGCCAAAAAACCTGAGACCCGTTGTTGGTGAGGTGAAGAAGCTATCCGATGAGTTGTATGACATGTCGGCCCGAAGAGGGATGCTCAACAAAGTTGTTGGTGGAACAATTTCAACAGCAGGCAAAGTCCTCAACTACGTGCCCTATAGAAACTTTGAAGGCATTGGGAACCTAGAGGAAAAGGTTAAGGCGGCGGGGTTCGCATCAGTAACGCAGGCGTCAGAGGCTGTCCGCGTAAGCACCCTTCGCGATCGCGCCGCACAGGTTGAACGAGCAATAGGCATTAAGAAGAGGTCTTTGGCAAAAGCCTCTGCGTTCCAAAAAGACGACATCATTGCAGCGATTGATCGGCTGGAGAACAGGAAGGCAGCGCTTAACGACGAGTTTGCTAGGATGAACGACCGCTTGGCAAACGCTGGCGGCATTGACTCATTTATCGCCAAAGGCATGAAGCTTGATAAGCCCACCAGGCGACTTATCCACCAACTGCAAATGCACGCCAGCAAGGTTGATATGGTTGGAGCTAACGGCTCTCACCGAATTGACCCAACAAGCTGGGCAGCTGTTGCAAGGGAGGGTGGCGCTCAGCCAATTAAAAACGCAAGGATGCAGTGGAGGGACCACATCAGAAGAGAGGCGAACGTTGCTGGTCGCGCAGCAGAAGTCGCGGCGCTTACTCGGATGTTTGGCAAGGAACTGTCAGATCTACGCGGGGCCAAGCTAATACACGTTAAGCCCAGCAAAGGCGGGACAAAGCTCAACGAAGAGATAGCAGCCTTGTCTGAAGAGACCGGCCTGCATTACTCGTACCTCTCGCCGGACCTTAAGCAGGCCTACTTGCAGCTAGCCGGTAAAGCTGGCGACCCAGTTAGGGACGCCGAGGTAATTCTGCCAAAAGCCATGGCGGCCAGGCTTAACGAGATTTTGCCAAAGCTTAGCGACGGAGGCGTAAACGAAGCTGCGGGCTTGTTAAAAGACTTTAACGAATACATTCTTCAGCCAGCCAACTCTGTCTTTAGAACCAACACGACTGTTCTAAGAAGCCTGGCGTTTCACGGAACAAACCTAGCGGGCGCGGTTGGTCTTGGGATTTTAGCGCACGGGGTCAAGGCGGCAAACCCAAGGCTTCAGTGGGCATCGGCAAGGGCAGCGAGCGTTGCTGCTTTTTCTGGAGACGAGGCAGCGCTGGGCATGAAGCTGCGACTTGGCAAATCAGGGGAAGAAACCACCCTTGGTGAGCTGTATAAAGTCATGGACGAGTACGGCGTTATTGGGCAATCCGGTCTGCGCTTTGGAGCAGACCTAACGGTCGGCAAAGGTGTTGGTGCAACGTACGCTGGTTTTATGCAGAAGGTTGCATCCAAGACAAGGATGCAGCAGGTTGCAGCCCTAGGTGACGATTACCAGAAAAGCGTTGCCTTTCTTGGCTACATGATGCGCAAGGGCAGCTCTGACCCACAAGACGTATACAAGGCCTTGGACTTTACCACCGAGTACGCTGGCAACTACAATCGAATGACAAGCGTTGAGAAGGGTTACCTTCGAGACATTTTTGCCTTTTACAGCTGGAACAGGTTTATCCTTCCGCACTTGGTCAAACAGGTTTACAAGAACCCTCAACGCCTTGCAGCCTTTGAGAAACTAAGAATGGCTGCCGAGTACCAGTACGGCAAAGAGCAGCCAGTGGCAGGCGTTGGTATTCCAGACCACATGCGTTTAGCGGGAGCATTCCAAGCACCAGCAGAGTTTCAGCCAGGGCAAAACAACTCAGGCTCTCACTCAGTGGCGATGATGCAGCTAGAGTTTCCGATTGCTGGCCTAGGCGCTCTTGCTCCAGGGTTTGGCGGCGGAACAGCGGTAGAGGCACAGCTTGGCCCAGGCGGTATGGCTTTGTCGGCAATGCTCAGCGGATTTGACGCAAGGCGTCACCAGGCGTACACTTCAGAGGAATATCTTCCTAGCCTAGACGACCTAGAGTTCGATAGCATGGATGATATCACGGAGTCTTTGTTTCGTGTTACGGACTCAAAGCTCGGTAGTCAGATGCAGATAGCTGCGCCTTTTGGTGAATCGATGCTGAATTTGTCTAAGCTGTATATGCGGCATGGGATGACCGACGAGGCGTATGAGTTGTGGTTGAGATACAGGGTAGGTCGTGACTGGATGGGGATTGACAGGGGTGTTGCGAGGGGTTTGAATTTCTTTGGGGTGACGGATGATGCGAGGACAGACTTGTCCATTGGATCGGTCATGCCGGGTAAGAAGCTGTACCTTGTGGACCCAATTCAAACAGCTAAACGCCGCAAAGCAAGAGCGGTTGAGGGATTAAGATAATGGCACAGATTGCAAGCTTTAGAAAAACTCTCGGCAGCGGCACCGTTACAGAGGACACTGCCTTTGAGCACCGTATGATGCACGATGAAGGCAGGCTCACAGTGGCGGCCTTAAGTGCTTCAACGAACACGCGGGTAAGAATCAAGTACGTCTTTGATAACGCCGGTGGCGCTGAACAAACAGAGTCGGACATTCAGACTTTGGATTTAACGCAAAACGTTTTAACTCTTGTTAACTTTGATTTTCCCGCTGGTTTAATTCGTGTAACGTACGATGACAACGGCTCATCGATGAGCGGCGGCGATTTAAAAATTGACGCGCACGTAGGGTGAGGTGAGTTATGGCAGACGCTAACATTCTTATTTTTGGCAACGCGCTTGGCGGGGGCACTATTGCTGTTCCTGATAACAACACCACTGCGCTTGAGATTGACTCGATTGACGATCAAAATTATTTGGCAGTCGACACTACCGACTCAGCTGAAAGGGTAATTTTAGGAGCCGGTGGTGCAAATGTTCACATTGGCTCACCTACCGTCT